GGCTTATCCCGGCGTAAAAAGGCTACCTAGTGGCGGCATTGAGTATCGCGGCACTAAGTTTGCTGGGTTTAATAAGCCAAAGCGGTCTAATCGTTCCGGCAAGAAAGGAATGGTTCTTGCTAAAGACGGCGATAAGATCAAGCTTATTCATTACGGTGACTCGTCAATGGGGCACAACTATTCCCCTGAAGCTCGGAAAAGTTTTAAGGCTCGTCACGCAAAGAACATCAAAAAGGGCAAGATGTCTGCTGCGTACTGGGCTAATAAAGAGCTTTGGGGTGGCCCCGGAAAATCAAAGAAGTCTCCTCCTAAATCACAGAAATCTGTGAAGGGCGTTAAGAGGCGGTCATGAGAGGGCACTTGGTAACTGTTTTAACATCTTGCTGTTTAGCCATTGGCGGCTGGGCTATTTTGCTTTTGGTTGATATGGACAAGAAAGTAGCAGTGCTGGAAACTTCAGTTGCGGAAACAAACAAAAAGGTTGGAAAGAATTACGACCTTATAAAAATTGTTTTAACTGAGGTTCGTCCTGTAAGCGAAGTTTCTCACATTCCAATAAAAGGAAACTAAGATGAAATACAAAGACCAGAGCAAGAAGATGAAAATGGCTGGCGGCGGTGTTGCTGAAGACATAAAGCCTATGGGAAAAGATATGGGCGGGTTACTGAAAACATTCTCTCCAGCAGCAATGCTTTATGACAAGCTTGGGAAGGAAAACCGAGGGTTCATGTTTGGTCTTCTGCCCGGAATGGTAATGAAAGACAGGTATCGGAAGAAGAAGTCTGAAGAGGAAAACATCTCATGAAATATAAAGATCAACAGAAGAAAATGAAAATGCAAGCCGGTGGAGTATCCGCTGATGTTGCAGCAGCCGGTCCTGACTACAGTGGGTTTGAAAAAAGATTGCAGGAAATTGGCAAGTTTGCTGAAGGAATTGGCACTGCGGGAGACAGACAAATTCTTGAAGACATTCTCGCGTCAAGGCAAGCTCAGGAATTTTTAAGCGGTGTTGGAGGAGTAGCTATTCCTGATAGTAAACAGGTCCGAAAACCTCGTCCCATTGAAGGGGCAAGAGGACCAAGGATGGACTGATGCCTCTTACAGTAAAGGGGGAGAAAACTTTAACGACTATGAAAAATCGTTACGGTGCAAAAAAAGGAAAAGAGATATTTTATGCTGGGGTAAACTCTGGCAAGCTAAAGGGGATGGAGTCTAAAACGGTTTCTACCAGAAGAAAGAAAAAGGCATAGTGAATGGCGGTTAGCGGAACATCTACATTTAATCTCGACATAGCAGAGCTTTGTGAGGAAGCTTACGAACGGGCTGGTCTTGAGATGCGTAGTGGATATGACCTTGCTACTGCAAGGCGCAGCCTGAACTTGATGGGTTTGGAGTGGGCTAACCGTGGAATAAATCTGTGGCTTGTCGAGGAAGGCAGCGTCACACTTGTTACAGGCACTGCTACTTACACGCTACCGTCTGACACTATTGATCTTTTAGAGCATACGCTCAGAACGGATAGTGGTGAAACAGATCAGACAGATACAGCATTATACAGGATGTCTGTCAGTACTTACTCTCAGATAACTAATAAATTAACTCAGGGTAAGCCAACACAAATATATATCAACCGTTTGCGGGATGCTCCGACTGTTACTCTTTGGCCCATCCCAAGCAGCACTTACAACGGTGACTTTGTTCGTTATTTTAGGCTGCGTCGAGTTGAGGACACGGGAGCAAAGTCCAGTAACACCTCAGACATTCCAGCGCGGTTTCTTCCCTGCATGGTTGCCGGTCTCGCATATCATATAGCTATGAAGCGCCCAGAAGCTGCGCCTAGAATACAAATGCTTAAGTCTGTTTATGATGAGCAGTTTGAGCTTGCGGCACAAGAAGATAGAGAAAAGGCTTCTTATTCGTTCACGCCTCAGATGGATTCGTATTCATTATGACTGGGCCATACGCAAGAGCTAAGTATGCATTTGGGTTTTGTGACCGTACTGGTTTTAGATATCCCTTGGAAAAGCTTGTGTACGAGGTTCAGAATGGTGTGAGGACTGGGCTTCGTGTGGGATACGATGTGGTAGACCCAGACCAGCCTCAGAACTTTCTGGGGCGCATTAGGATATTCGATCCTCAGTCATTGCGTGATCCGCGCCCTGACAAAGGTCTAGAGGCGAGTAGGGAGTTTTTTGGCTGGAACCCTGTGGGGGATGGCGGAACAGCACCTGACGGTACTGACAGCCTGTCTTTAGCGGGTTCTGTCGGTGATGTAACAATAACTGTTGCCTAGGAGGAAACTATGAACTGGATTAAATCACGCATTGTTGAGCCTACGACTTGGTTGGCTGTAGGCGTTGGTGCCATTCTTCTTTCGACTGTCGTGCCTGTTATGGCGGTGTGGCTGATGATTGCGGCAGCTATAACGGTAGCTGCTGGTGTTGTCTTGAAAGAAAAAGGCGGTCGATAAGTTACTGGTAACTTGAGGAGGGTGCTATGCCAAAGATGAACGGAAAGAAAATACCTTACCCAGATGCGGAAAAGCGCATGGGTGGCGGTGGCCTTAAGATGGTCAAAAACAAGCAGGGAGATAAAGTTCCCTTTTATGCTGCTGACGGTAAGGGAAAGATGATGGGCGGCGGTAAGGTTATGTATATGGGTGGCGGAAGTCTCTCTTATGGCAAGATGAAGATGGGCGGTGGCGGCGTTGCTGAAGACATTGCTGCTGCTGGTATTGGAGAAGATAAAAAAGATACAATTCAACTTCAAACCGCCCCTTCGGAACGAGTGGAAGGGGCTAACCAAGCTTCTAAGCGTAAAGAGAAAAAGGGTATGGGCGGTTCTATTGCCCGTGGCAGTGGTGCGGCTCGCGCTCAACAGTTTCGTAAAAACGGCTAATGGATTATGGCTTGGACATTTACCACACTTAAAACGGCTATACAGGATTATGTAGATAATACTGAAACGACGTTTGTGAACAATCTGGATGAGATGATACGGATTGTTGAAACGCGCATATTTTATGCCGTTCAGCTACCCATGTTCAGAAGAAACGTAACGGGTAGTTTCACGAGTGGTGGTCAATATCTTTCTCAGCCTACTGACTTTATTGCCGCTTTAAGTCTTGCTGTTACTAGCGGTAACAACAGGACATATCTTCTTCCTAAAGATGTAAATTATATTAACGAGGCTTATCCTGACTCGACCGAAACAGGACTGCCTAAGTACTACGGCATTTTTGATGATGACTTTTTTATTGTAGGGCCGACACCAGACTCCGGTTACTCAACAGAGCTTCATTACGCATTTCAACCTGAAAGCATTACGGTTTCTTCTAGTGGCACAAGTTGGCTTGGAGACAATGCTGAAGATGCGTTGCTGTACGGATGTCTTGTTGAGGCTTACACTTTTATGAAGGGTGAGCCTGATCTTATTACCAACTACACTGAAAGATTTGCCGCTGCTATTCAAAGGCTTGGTAACTTGGGTGAAGCTAGAAACAGGCGCGATCAATACCGTAACGGTGCCTTACAGATACAGGAGACCTGATGTTATCTATCAAAACAACCATGCCGGATGACTTTAAGGTGACTGTTGGCACTACCAATAACCGTGGTCATACGCCTTCTGAAGTAGCTGAGATGTGCGTAAACAAGCTTATGTATGTTTCCGAAAACGCTCCACCTGCGATCCGTGATCAAGCCGTGTTTTATAAAAATGAGCTTTTTGTTTTAATAGAGCATTACATGAAACAAGCGGTGGCAAGCGACAGAACTAATGTTATCAATGCGTTAACTAATGCTGGCTCCCCCCAGTTAGCAGAAATGATAAGGAGACTTTAAATGGCTATCACGCAAGCAATGTGTACGTCTTTCAAAGTAGAGCTTTTGAAAGGTGTCCACAATTTAACCGCCTCGACAGGCAATACAATTAACATGGCGTTGTACCAAAGCACTGCCTCTCTCGATGCAACAACGACAGCTTATACGACTAGCGGAGAAGCAAGCGGTACAGGCTACACTGCCAAGGGTGCTGCGCTTACAAGCGTTACGCCGGTTGCAAGTGGGACTACGGCAGTATGCGACTTTGCGGACCTGACATTCTCGTCTGTAAGCATTACCGCTCGTGGTGGCATGATCTTTAACGAAACAGCAACAGGCGACCCTTCTCTTGTAATTCTTGATTTTGGCGCAGACAAAACCGCGACTGCTGGAGACATGACGATTACGTTTCCAACAGCAAGCGCAACGGCTGCAATTATACGGATTGCTTAAGGCGTAGTAATGGCAAACGTCACAGGTTGGGGCAGAGGAACATGGGGTAGCGGTCCTTGGGGCCAGCCCATACCTGTGGAAGTTACCGGAACTGCTGGCACAAGTGCTGTTGGTAGCGTTACTGTTGCTGGCGGTTCTGCATTTTCAGTAACAGGCAATGCTGCTACTGGAAGTGTAGGCAGCGTAAGCGTTGGCATTGATGCTACGATTTCGGTTACGGGGATTGCTGCTACTGGGGGTATTGGCTCCGTTACAGCGGCTGGTGGTTCTGCATTTGCTGTAACAGGTAATGCTGGAACTGGTTCGGTTGGAAGCGTAACGACTTCGATTAGTGACGATGTAACCCTTGTTGGGTTTGACATAGAAGGAGAAGTTGGCTCCGTAACGGTTAGTGAGGGCAGCGGGGTAATAATTATTGAAACGGGCCTTCAGGGCACAGGCGCAGTAGGCAGCGTTAACGTCTGGGGAGAAATAGTTCCGTCACAAGATGCTTCGTGGTCTTCGATTTCTCCTGATCAAGACGCAAGCTGGATCGATATAGCTGCTTAAAAGGATTAGATAAATGACTTCAACATACACAAGCAACTCTGGAATTGAGAAGCCCGGAACAGGTGACCAGTCAGGCACATGGGGCGATACCACCAATACCAACATGGACATCATAGATCGCGCTATTAGTGGCGTGGTTTCTTTGAGCCTAACCGGAACCTCTACAACGCTAACCACCACCGATGGTTCTCTTACAGATGGCATGTATAAGGTTCTTGTGTTAGCCGGAAGCCCGACAGGAACAAACACAATTACGATTGCTCCGAATGATGCTGATAAATTTTATCTGGTCAAAAACGGTAGCGGTCAAAGCGCGGTGTTTAGTCAAGGTACTGGCGCAAATGTTACAATTCCTAACGGCGGCGCAGACATTATTTTTTCAGACGGTGCTGGCACTGGCGCTGCTGTATCAAGTATTTTTGCTAACTCTCTTTCTTTTGGCAAAGTAAACCTGACTTCGGACACAGCATCTGGAGATGCAGCGGCTCTTGGATATACCGCTGCTGAAGGTTTGATATTGACAGGTCAGGGTTCGACCAATGACGTGACAATTAAGAACGATGCCGATGCAGATGTTTTGGAAATTCCCACAGGAAGCACAAACGTCACCGTAGTGGGCGATATTACTGCTGGTGGAACCTTAAATGCTGCGGGTGATACTTCAGCAGGGGATGATGCAGCTATTAGCTACACGGCTGCTTTGGGTCTTATCTTAACGGGACAAGTCTCAACCAATGACGTAACGATTGTTAACGATGCTGATGC